TAGATTGTAACCTTCTGGTGATGTCAGACATTCCCTTATTTCTTTACCGTACTGTCGATCAACGCTTGGCAAGTTGACACATGGTCGGGCGTGACGAAAGCGGAAGGTGTTGGTAAGTCCTGCAACACTTGCTTGCACGTATCCATCGTTCTCTGAGTCAAGTAAGCCCTTGATAACTCCAATACGGTGAGAAAGCACAGTGAGGCCATCAAGCAAACTAATAGCAGGTTCCTGTTCAGCCAACTCACGTACTGAGGGGCAGAGTTCTCCGTCTTGACGTATCTGTTCCAGTTTCCTTGTGGAGCCATCTTCTTCCCTCATAAACTTGAATGTACGTGGTTCCCATCCTAACATAAACAACCAGTCCTTAACCTGTTGGACTGAGTTAGGATTAGCACGTTCTTCACCAACCTTAACCTTTAGTGTTTGTGTTGTGGTTGGAACCTTGTGTTCTTTGCATAGTTCTTCCCATTTCGCACCGTGGGCAGATAGTGAGCCATCCTGACGTTGATACACTTTCGGACGATTTCGTATAGTGTAGTTTTGGACACGTGGCATTACCTGTGCAAGCGCATCCGTCTTGTCTGCCTTTAGTGCTTCCCACTCTTGTAACAGGTTGGATGCTTTGGTTACGTCTAATTTCCACTGTAGGGCCTCTTGTTCTGCTGCGCAGTCTAACTTGAAGGTCAAGTAGTCGATCAGCTTCCACTTGTCTTCTTGCTCTGGGTACAGCTTGTTTAGCTTGATGTCTAAGTCACGCCAAAGTCTAGCGTTGATCTTAACGTCCTCATTACAACGATGGGCATATTCCTCTGGTGTAAGGTTATTCCAGTCCTTGATCACTGGCTTTGGTACACCATAGTCAACACCATAACCCTCTAGACCATGTGACCCACGGTTAAAGTTGATGTACCACGACAAGGCTAGAGTATCCACTAATTTTGCCTTGATCTTGATCCCTAGCACTTTTTCTACTTGGGGGATGTCAAACCGTACAATGTTATGACCAATGAGAACCTTTGCTTCCTCAAAGAATATACGCATAGCTGCATAGTCGTGGGTGTGATGCACATTTCCATCTAACCCCATCCATGATAACACGTGTATCTTTGTGGCGTTTAGACCATCTGTTTCTATGTCAAATACTGGCATTACTGTAGTTCCCTTATGTGAAAGAAGTCATGAAACTCTGGGTACTCTTCCATCATCTTTCTTGCGTAATATGGCCTATAGTTGTTGTTTACCTTAAACCTGTCACCCCTAGTCTCAACATCTACAAACCACCTTATCCGTTCAAATATGGCATATGCTGAAAACTTGTCCCTACCACTCTCCTTAGCCTCTTTTGCAAACCTTACAAACAAGTCGTACACATGAGGATTGTCTTTATGATAAGTCTCAAACTTTTCTTCTATGTGTTTAGCCATTAGTATGCCTCTCTCAATGTAAACGTATCGTAGTTGAACTTGAGCTTACCACCCATGCCTTCTTCTGATGATGGACGGTTCTTCTCAATCTTGAGATACGTTGTGTTTCTCTCTTCCATGTCGTCTGATTCCTTGTCACGGTGCAGACTTACGATGACACTAGCACGTTGACCAATCATTTTACAATACTTAAAGTCACCATTGTCGTTAGTATGTCCAATAGACACGATACCTATGTTAAGTTCCGCTGCCAGTTTAGACAGACGGACGGACAGGTTCGCAAGTTCAGCTTCTTTACTATCCTCTGTGCCAGTAATGACATCTTGGATAGGCTCAAAGAATACAAACTTACAGTCACATGCCTGACTAAAGAACCGTATCTGATCGCACAATTCGTCGGCCCCCTGTCCGTCCTGTAGGTAGAACTGATAAAGGTTCTCGTCCTTCGTTAAGTCTACGATAGCTTGCCGTACCTGTTGATCCATACCTTTCTCATCAATAAGGTCACGGCGTGTCACGTTGTCATTCAGTTGGTAGGACGCAAGACCTAGTAATGAACGTAGCTTTGTCTCTTCTAGGTGCCACGTAGCGATAGGAATACCACGCTGCAACATGTTAAATTCTAGGTAACGCATAAGTTCTGTCTTACCGATACCAGTGGGTGCCTTGAACATTGTAAAGTGTCCTTGCATCAACCCCAGTATCTTGTCGTCTAGTGCCTGAATACCTGTAGGTACGTACACGTGTTCTGGTGTATCCTCATACATCTTCAGGAACTGATCAGAAGTATTGATTACGTTCTCTGGGGTATGCTTGATAGGCTTCCACCATGATGACTTGAAGTCCTGTGCTTTACCTGCCTGTAAGAAGTCGTTGGCATCCTTGTACTGTCCATGATCTACACGGTAGACTTTGTTAGGGAACAGTCGTGCCATACGATCAGCGACAGCATTACCTGCATCATCGTTATCTACAGACAGAATGATCTTATCAAAGCTATCTAACCATTCTCTACAGTTTTCCCATAATTTCTTCGATGGGGTAGCTGATGGTAACGACACAACAGGTGTCGTCCAGTTAGACTTAAGCATCTGCCATGCAGACATAGCATCTAGTTCACCCTCAGTGATAGTGACAAACTTAGACGACCCAGCAGGAAACAAGTTCATACCAAACAGTTCATCACCCTTGAACCCATCCTTGGTAAAGAACTTCTTGTCTGCAATCATACGCACCTTCTTTCCACCAGAGGGGTATGTGTATTCTTGGGTAAAGTCATCAGTTACGACATCAAACTCTTCCATTGTCTTTGCAGTAATCCCACGCATTTCCTTGTAGGTCTTCTGCGACACAGATGTAGGGGTATTGTTCATCATGGAACGTAAGTTATCAAAGTTATCTTTTTCCACTGTGGGGTATCTCTCCTTTGCCCAAGAATACATAGGGTCTTTTGACGGATAACCACGTTCACAACTGTGGCATCGACCAAACCCATCTGTATTGTAACTAAAGGCATCTGACGACCCACAATCAGTATATGGACACGCTTGATGTGGTTTCTCTGCCATACTATAGTTTTCCTTTTGTTGTAGTTGTAGTGGTATCCTAAAGGGGTACTTAAGTATATAGTAACTTATTTCTCTTCTTGGTAACCACGAAGTGTATTTAGTATATCTGTGTGCCATTTCTGCCACATAACATGACTTTTACCGTATTTCTCAGCAATGTCACGCCATGACATACCTAAGACATAGTGGTCACGCAAGACCAACAAGTCTTTATCAGGTAACTTTTCTAGGTTGTTACATAAATGCAACACCTCTCTGTAAAGCTCATAAGCCTCTGCATGATCCCCTGTAATTATTGTATGGTCGTACAAGTCGTAATCTATCTCTTGTATTTCAGCGAGTATCTTAGAGCCTGTACGAAGCGGTAGAGGTACTAGACGATTCTGGTAATTAGCCCAAAGATTACAACGGAAACGTGCTTCCCAGAAACAACCTTTACCTTTTATACCCTCTTCTTGGCTTTCTAATAGATACACCCACGCTTGCTGATAGACATCATCATAGTCTTGTTTGTTATAGTTACGTGCAATGTTATGTGCATACTCGTGGAATTCTTCGTACATCTTATTCCTCATTTAGACAAAATTCACAGAAGTCAGACTTAGCTGGGCCACCACACGACACACATTTCTGTGTTTCGTCTGTAGTACCAAACTCATATTCTGTTAGTTCGTCGTTCTCATACCTCATGTGATCTTCTATAAAGTCAAAGACTATCTGCATATCCAACTTAGCAGCGGCACAAAACAAGACCAACTTCAGTCCATATTCTGCTAGGCTAGTCTTTACGTCATCATCAAAGTGAAATTGATATGTTGCACTACCGTCTTCATGCTCCTCGACAGCCTCAACACCAATAACATCTGTGTCTTTAATCTTCATTGTCACTCTCCATAAGTGCTGCCCACGACACTGGGTACAGCTTTAGCATTTCACCGTAGATCACAGACGCTACAATCTGTGTCTCAAACTGTGTGTCTTTTGCGCAACGTAGTTTGCACATGTCTGCCCATGCATCAAGACTGCCCGACCAATACCATGAAGTCATCATGTTCTGAGGTAAGATGGATCGTGCCTGTTCAGGACTGACGCCTTCCTTGATCATCAGGTCATAAGTCGTCAATGCGTTACGTAGGGTTGCATTGTACATCATCTCGGCCTCCAGGCTAATTTCCATCGGCCCCCCTGAACCCTGCTTAGAATGCTCTGGTTTACTGCGCCAGTACGGTTCATAGAACGAGGGTTCGTAATTGACATAACGACGACTTATCTCATTCCAACGTAGGAACTTATGCTTCACAAGTTGTCGTGCAACAAACAGTGGTGCCTCGACACGGAAACTGACAAAGCAGTGACCAAATGGTGACGTATGCTTGTGTTCAGCTAGGTACTGGATAAGACGAATGTCTTTGTCCTTTAGCTTTCTATATTCCCCTGTGTGTATCTGACCGTTCCAATCTGATGTAGATGCATACGACACACGTGCTGCACGTACAACCGTAAGGTCATCACCCATCTTATCAATTAGGTCTACGTTTATCTCACCTAGTTTCATCACCATTTTCTCCTAGTTTTCCAATATACCCAACATTCACTACAATGACTCTTACCAAATAGCAAGTCAATAAACCAGACTATGTTAGGTTTCCTGTCTTTTTTCCACTGCCAGTTACGTGCAGAGAATGTTTGGTTCTGTGATCCACCTAATAGTACGTTTAATAGTACGCTTAGTGCTGATAGCACCCTAAAAAAGTAACTCACCATTTTCGTCGTAGGGGCTTCTGTAGTACCCCTTACTGAATACTTCCTGATAATACTCACGGCTATACGGTCCTTCTAACTCCTCTAATTCCTCTAGTGGGGTGGGCATAAGTAGCCCTAGTTCATCTGCCATCCACGGCGGTATAGAATGTGTGTTCTCCAATGGTGCCATCCTTCTTATAGTATTTCGTCCAGTAGGGTTTGATGTCAACCCTGTGATAGTGTGTAGATTGTAACCCGATTCGGTTACCTAATTCAACCTCTAATGCTATATCTTTTGCTATTTCGTAGGCTTTTTTCTCCAAGTTATTTGTCAGGTATTTCAATGGGTTATCACTCATTCCGTCATGTGTGAACGAGAATTGTTTTCTTTGGTACACGACATCACAAATATTGTCAGGCCAACGTGGAGATTCCACACGGTTCATTACAACCTCTGCTACTGCAAACTGGCCTTCCAATGGTTGGTCACGTGCCTCAAAGAATATTACAGCTACCAAACACTCTAACATACCTTTACCCTATATGATACCGTGGCGGTTCCATAGTCAGTGCCTCAATGTTAAAGGCGACAAAGTGATTGTACCTATGGTTACGTAAGATGCCTTTGTAGACAGGGTTCTCGTTGTAACGCTTTGCCATCTCTTCTGCGTCTGCCAGAGTGTACGGTATTTTCACTGGCAGGGGTACAGCAGGTAGAGCCGTGCGTGATGATACATCTAATGGTACTGCTGCGACTGTATATGTATTTCTCATGTCATAGTCTCTCATTCTGGAAAAGTCTCTTTTGCTAATGCGACCATAAAGGCCATTGCATCTTCCTTGGTGTCAAACCAGATTGACCAGTCGCAAAACAACATTGCGTTGCGCACTATCCAACCGCTGTCCCCTTCACATAAGTCTAACTTAAACTTCATTACTTAATCTCCACTACTGCGTTCTCGTTAAAGCATTTCCACTTAGCTTCTGCTACAGAGTAGATAGGGATAAGGCCATTGTTTTGCAAGACCTGACTGTTACGTTGACCCTTCTCATTACCAATGATCTTGCTGGTAGGCTTGAACAGGCCGTTGATTGTACGTTCTGTACCGTCCTTCTTAATGAAGGTTACTGTGGCAAACTGTGTGCCTTTGGCTGCTACAATGTTACGTACTGTTTCTGCTGCTAGTGTGTTTGTCATAGTGTTTCCTTTCTGTTTCTAACAATTAACATAAGGGTTTTTGAACTTAACTTCAATACTTATTGCATCTGGGTGCCTATAATATGTCTTTGCTAAGTCATCTGCCACCTCAAATACCTGCTTCCTGAACTCTTCCATCTCTGACCAATCGCCTATTTGAAATGGTATTACAGTTAGTAGGTTACGTGTCTCATCCACATGGAATGCATTGTCTACTGTCATAACCCATATTTCTGCGTCTGCGTATTCTGTGTCTGGAATAATGATACCCATTGTATTTCTCCTTTGTTTCTACTGAGGGGTGTACACTGATTCGTTAGTCAATGTCAACACCATAATCTTTAGTTCCGTATGGCTGTTCTTCGTAACCTTCTAGGTATGACTCTAGCTTGTAAGTATCTGTACAGTTAGGGTTCCGTGGACGACCATAGTATGCATCAGTTGCACCACGCTCGTACTCTGCTTCCACTTGGTTCTGGTATAGTCCGTTTACTTTGCTCATGTCTTACTCCTCTATTACTTCTAGTGTTGTGAACTCTGCTAGTCCTTCCCGCCAATCTGTTTCGTCAAACTCTTCCCACTTTGGGCTACGGTCTCTGTTAAGTTCCTCAAGGATTTGCTCAAGTGTCATGCAATACTTTATGCCATCCTCATAGTCTAGGATTGTATATTCTTCTTTCAGCATTACATCTTTCTCCGTATAGTAATACCATTGCCCATCTTCGCCTACGTATGCTTGCCCAACTTCCATTTGTTTATCCTTTCTGGTTGACCCAGTAGATCACTGGCTTTCCGTCTGCATCCATACCTAAACTAGCATAGGATGATTCGTCAAGAGGCTTACCACACTTTTTATCGACGAATGATGTGTATTTGTATGGGTTGTATGTGGCAAGACCGCATGTTTCGTCCTCAACGTGTATAAAGTCATCATAAATGTACCCACGCACAAACGCATGTACATTCTTACGTTGTTCCTGTAGGACCTTACGACGACCTGCTTGACGTACCACATACTTAACATCACGTAGGTTGATGCCACCTACATGCTCAATTACACGACCAGTCTTGCAGCTACGGACACTGAAGCAATTCTTGTGCAGGTTCCAGTATACTTCTACTTTGCCCATTAGAATACCTTCTCTTCTGATACTGTTACTCTATAGATTTCTGCACAATCGTCATCTAGGCAATGCAGGTATTCCTCATAACAATCCTCGTATGTACCTTCCATGACGCATCGACCGTCTTTGTACAACTCATAATATGTTTCACGCTTTTCCATTTTGTTTCTCCTAATTTCCACTGCGGGGATGATTCGTAAGTAGATTACCAATTTCCACTGCGGGGGTCAACTCTTAATTTCCACTGTGG